GTGCGTTCGGCCGGCGTCACGGCCTACCTGCGCACCGACCGGGTGCCCGAGTTCGTGCTGGCCGAGGCGCAGTCACCGCTGGTCGGCGACGTCCTGATCGTGGCCTCGCGCTGGTGGGCCGAGGTCCCCGAGTCCTTCCAGCCCGACACCGATGGCCCAGGCTGAGACCTACGTCGTCGACTTCCCCACCCTGTGGGTGGCGGCGGACTGGATCGAGAACCACTGCGTCATCCCGGACGGCTTCCACAAGGGTCAGCCGTTCGTCCTGACCAGCTGGCAGCTGTGGCTCGCGGTCAACCACTACCGCCTCAAGCGGGACGCCCCGCTGCCGGATGCGCACCGGCCGGCCATCGGAGCGCCGGCGTTCTACTACCGGCGCATGCAGGTGGTCCTACCCCAGAAGGCCGGGAAAGGCCCGGTTACCGCGGCCATCGTCCTGCTCGAGGGTTGCGGTCCGACCATGTTCATCGGCTGGGCTGTCGGTGGTGAGACCTACCGTTGTGCCGACCATGGCTGCCCGTGTGGCTGGGTGTACGAGTACCGCCCCGGCGAGGCGATGGCGATCCCGCGGCCCACCGCGCTGATCCAGCTGACCGCGTTCAGCTACGAGCAGGTCGGCAACGTCTACGACGCGCTGCGCCCGATGGTCGAGGAGGGGCCGCTCTGCGAGCTGATCCCGGCCACCGGCGAGGCGTTCACCCGGCTGCCCAACGGTGGCCGCATCGACGTGGTGACGTCCTCGCAGCGTTCACGCCTGGGCCAGCGCGTGACGTACGTGGTGCAGGACGAGAGCGGAATCTGGTTGGCGCAGAACAAGATGGACGAGGTCGCCAAGACCCAGCGCCGCGGTGTCGCCGGCATGCAGGGCCGGCTGATGGAGACCACGAACGCCTGGGATCCCTCGGAGAACAGCGTCGCCCAGACCACCCACGACTCGGCGCTCAAGGTGGCCGACATCTTCCGGCTGCACCCGCTGGCGCCGTCCGGTCTGTCGTTCGGCAACAAGGCCGAGCGGCGCCGGATCCTGCGCCACGTCTACGAGGGTTCGCCGTGGGTCGACATCGACGGCTCGATCGAGCCCGAGGCGGTCGAGCTGATGGCGCTCGACCCGGGCAACGCCGAGCGCTTCTTCGGTAACCGGATCGTGGCCGGCCTGGGTGCCTGGCTGAAAGAGGAGCACGTCGACAAGGCCTGCTGGGGTGACGGCGACGGGATCCAGCTGGTGCCCCCCGGCACCGCTGTCGCCGGTGGCTTCGACGGGTCGGAGAACGACGACTGGACGGCGATCACCCTGGAGACCGAGGCGGGGTACTCGTTCGTCCCGCGGTACGGCCCCGACCATCGTCCGGCGTACTGGAATCCCTCCGAGTGGGGTGGGTCGATCCCGCGTGGCGAGGTGGACACCGCCGTCCACGAGATCGCGAAGACCTACCGGCTACGGCGGCTGTACGCCGACCCCCGGGACTGGCGCAGCGAGATCGGCGCCTGGGCGCTGGAGTTCGGTGACGAGGTGATCTTCGAGTTCGACACCTACGTGATCTCGAGGATCTTCCCCGCGCTCTACCGCTTCCGCACCGACCTGATCTCGCGGCGGGTGAAGCTCAGCGGGGATCAGATCGTCCGCCAGCACCTGCTGAATGCGCGCAAGGCGGCCAAGCCGGGGGACAAGTACCTGCTGGTCAAGCCCGATCGACACCGCAAGATCGACCTGGCCATGACCTCCGTCCTTGCCCACGAGGCCGCAGCGGACCTGCACGCTGAGGCAGCATGGGGCGAGCCGTCCGCCGTCCGATGGGCAGTGGGCAAGACCTGGGTGCAGTGAGAAGGGAACGAGCCGTGGCTCTGGTTCAGACGCTCGAACCACTCACCCCTCGCTGGTGGCTGCGCCGGCTCTACTCCCAGCTGGTCCAGCAACGCGACAACAACGAGATCCTGCGCAACTACTACCTCGGTGCCCACCCGGTGCCCTGGCTGACCACCGAGGCGATCGAGGAGTTTCGCCGGATCCTCATGCTGACCCGCTCCAACTACCTCGGCCTGGTGGTCGATGCGCAGGTCGAGCGCCAGGAGGTCGTGGGGTTCCGGGTCGGTGAGAACGCGAAGCGAGAGGGCTCCGAGGGCTCCGGCAAGGACCTGGACGCCGACGACGACCTGTGGAAGATCTGGCAGTTCAACGGCCTGGACTCGTGGTTCGACACCGCGCTGCTCGAGGCCGCGGTGACCGGGTCGGCCTTCGTGATGGTCGAGCCGCCGCGGCCGGGCGACGAGGTGGCGCGGATTCACATCGAGCACCCCGACGAGTTCATCGTCGAGTACGTCCCGGGGACCAACCGGCGCGAGGTCGCGGCGGCGCTCAAGCTGTGGCTCGATGACTGGACCGGCCAGACGATGGCCACCTTGTATCTGCCGGGGTGGATGTGGAAGTTCGCCTCCAGCTCGCAGCTGGGCGCCGTCCTGCCCTCGGATCCGACCTGGCTGCCGCGCGCCGACGGCCTGAACGAGCCGGTCGCCGAGGCCACGAATCTGCCGATCGTGCCCGCCTGGGAGCTGCCGAACAACCCGATGCTCGGCAGTGGTGGCCGCAGCGAGATCGACGACCTGATCCCGATCCAGAACCGGATCAACAAGGGTCTGGCCGACCGCATGATCACCCAGGACTTCGGCGCCTTCCCGCAGAAGTGGGCCACCGGCTGGCCCGAGGTCGACCAGTTCGGCGCCCCCACCTCCAAGATCAAGGTCGGCCAGCACCGGATCGTGTCCACCGCGGCGATCGACACCAAGTTCGGCCAGTTCCAGGCGGCTGACCTGGGTGGGTACATCGAGACCAAGAACGCCGACGTGAAGGACATCGCTTCGCGTAGTCGCACGCCGGCTCAGTACCTCCTGGGTGACGTCGCCAACGTCGCCGGTGACACCCTGCGGATGGCCGAGTCGGGCCTGGCTGCCAAGGTCCGTCAGCGCAACCGCCCCCACTCGCTCTCGCTCGAGAACGCCATGCGCTGGGCGCGCAAGATGTCCGGCATGCCGGAGCTACCGGACTCCGTGGTCGTCGAGACCATGTGGCGGAACCCCGAGTTCCGCAGCGAGGGCGAGCTGGTCGACGCCCTGGTCAAGATGTCCACGATCGGCGTGCCGCAGGAGGCCCTGTGGGAGCGCTGGGGTGCGACTCCGAGCGAGATCAAGAAGTGGCGCGCGATGCGCGAGGAGGAGCTGCGCCGCCTGCAGGCGATGGACCCGCTGGCTGCTCTGGCGCCGCGGTACGGCCAGAACGGCGCCCCGGGCCAGGGCGCGAACACCCCGAACGGACAGCGCCCGGATTCGGCCGGCAACGGCTCCTCGACCCGCACGGCCGGCGCGGTCAGCTCGTAACGACCGTGGGTCGCCACGTCAGTCCCAGCCGTCCCCCCATGCGCCATGCTGCCCGTCGGCGGTGGCGATGGCCCAGGAGACGCGCAGCGACACCATCGGGCACGGCTCGAAGGCGATCCGGCCGTCGTCGCCCAGTGTCACGGCGAAGCGCTCCGAGGTGACCTCGGTGCTCATCCAGGACATCGGTCGATAGCCGTGCGGGGCGAACATTGCGATCGCCTCGCGCAGGACCAACGCCCCGATCTGCCGTTCGTCCAAGTCCTCGTAGAGCGCGCGCGGCAGCCGGTGATGAGTGGCATAGCTGCGCATCCTGAGCATGGCGGCAGTCTAGCCCTGTTGACAGTGCGCTGTAAACGACACTATCGTCATCGGCATGGCCGTCGATCTGCGCTTCCGACCGCTCGCCTGGACCGGCCCAGTCACGCCGGCCGGGGAGCGACGCTCGCGTCATGCGTTCAAGGCCGGCTGGTCGGCCACGCTGGAACTGCTCGAGCAGGAGTTGCGTCACCTCGAGGCCAAGGACATCGTGCTGGAGGTCGGCCTGGCCGAGAGTGACATCCGCATCGACGGCTGGCCCCGGGCGAACGCGAAGGCGCCACCCTTCCCTGGCGTGAGGTTGTGGTTCTCCTCCAAGCACGGACCGCTGGTCTACTTCACCGACACCTACGTCTTCTGGCAGCACAACGTCCGAGCCATCGCGCTCGGCCTGCAGGCGCTGCGCGCCGTCGACCGCTACGGCGTGACCCGCACCGGTGAGCAGTACACCGGCTGGAAGGCGATCGAGAACGTGGCGGCGCCGCTGACGAACACCGATTGGGCGAGCCTCGCCCTGCTCGCCGGCGTGACCGTCGCCGAGGCGCGGCACGATCCTGGCTTCGCCTATCGCCGCGCCGCGCGCTATACCCACCCCGACACCAGCCCCGGCAAGGACGCCGAGTGGCTCTGGCTGCAGTCGATCGAGAAGCGAATCAGATGAGTGGGAGGTCGAGATGGCGTCGGACAAGATGAGCGCGCATGACTTCGCGTGGAAGGTCGCCAACGAGGGGTCGCTGAGCTACGCGCTGGTGGATTACGGATTGGGGTCGGAGGATCTCGATCCGGCCGACGCCGCGGCGGATGAACTGTTCCAGCTTCTGCAGCAGTTCGAGCAGGGCGGCGGCCTGGAGCTGCTGCGCAAGATCGACGCCATCGTGGATGAGCTGACAGGGGACTGAGGGACCACATGCCAACGATGATCCGACCGAGCGCACCGAAGCCTGAGCACTTCCACACCGACGAGCCCCTCGTGCACATCGGCTGGTGGGGGCAGACGGGCACGGTCTACGCCCTGGGGGATGACGTCGCAGCGACAGAGCCCGGCGGGTTCAGCCCGATCTATGCGAGCTGGGGCGAGCAGTGCGGGCACCAGATTCGGGACGCGATCGAGGAGGTCCGGTCATGATCCAGCGAGCGCGAGAGATCGTCTTCGACTACATCAAGCCCCGGCTGGAGAAGACCGACAAGCACGTCACGTTCAGCCTCGATGAGGTGTACGTGGTCTGGTGGTCCAAGACCCTGCAGAACTGGAAAGCGTTGGTGAGCACCACGTTGCCTGACGGGATGTACTACGAAGTGACGCACAACGGCGACGCGGGCGAGACCTACCTCGACGCCTACAAGAAGTTCGACAACGTGGTCGTCCAGGCTCGGGAGATCAGCTTGGTAGGGGATTGATCGTAGTGGCCACTCATGTGACGGCGACCGATCTCGCCACCGGTGAACAGGAGACCACCCAGTTCGTCGACAACTACGTGCTGATCCGCGAAGGCAGCGCCCATGTCGACAGCGTCGTGGTGCACCGCAAGAAAGACGGCACGATCACCCACGTGATCACGGTGAAGGGCATCAAGCCATGAAGAAGATCCCGACTCTCTATGTTCGCAACCCGCTCGATCGCCGCCACGTCATCCCCGGCGACGTGACTCCCGGGTGCGAGTGGGTGCTGGACGGACAGGGCACCCCGACCCGCAAGTACGACGGCACATGCATGCGAAAGCGTCAGGGACAGTGGTCAGCTCGTCGCGAAGTGAAGCCGGGCAAGGCGATCCCCGAAGGGTTCGAGGAGGCGCACTTCGATCGGGTGACCGGCAAGAGGTTCGGCTGGGTGCCGATCGAACAGTCCCCATTCGTGGCGTACTGGCGCGAGGCGGTCGCAACCGGCGGCGATCTTCCCGAAGGGACCTACGAGCTGTGCGGTCCGAATATCAACGGGAATCCCGAGCGCTTCCCCGCCCTCGCCCTGATGCTCCACGAAGGCGCGATGCACCTGGGGCCGGACGACGCCGACCCGCTCGAACTGATCGAGATCTGCCGTAAAGAGGGCTACGAGGGGATCGTCTGGCATCACCAGGACCGCGAGATGATGGCCAAGCTCAAGGTGCGTGACATGCCATGACCGAGCCGGTCTGCGAGGTCATGCAGCTGCCGAAGGCCTGGTGTGATCACTGCCGGACCCCGGCTCCGAAGTCGCCTCCCATGCGCGACCTGCTCGCCCCGGAGCGCCCCAAGCGGGGGCCTGCCATCTCGGCGATGTATCCCGGGACGTGCGCGATCTGCCAGGACCGGTTCGAGAGCGGCGACGAGATCTGCGCCGTCGACGGCTACGGCTGGTCGCAGGTCTCCTGCTGGGAGGACCTGTGAGCGACAGGGCGCGAGCGCTGTAGTCGACTCGCCATGATGGGCCGGTGAGCACAACCTTCCCAGAGTCGACGCTGAGCGACGTCCAGGCGGTTGCCGAGGCCGAGGTCGCGCGCCGTACCCGGCTGCAGCAGGCCATGCTGGTCGCGATCGTCGCCGCGTGGTCCACGATCGATCCAGCTCGGATCATGGCCGAGTGGATCGGCAGCATCGGCGCCAGGATCTTCGCAGCCATCGCGTTGACCCAGGAGACGATGGCGACGCTGTCGCCGGACTTCATCGACCTGGCCACCGACGTCGGCCCCGGGCCGCGGGTGCGGCCGGCCGTCCTGGATCCGCTGGCGTTCTCCGGGGTGTCCTACGAGGACCTCGACATGCAGCGGGTGCTCGCGCTGGCACCGATCCGCGCCGTCCAGTTGCGCGCCGCCGGCATGTCGGACGCCGAGGCGCTGGCCCGCTCGCTGCGGTTCCTGCAGATGGTCGCGGTCACCGAGACCGCCGACGCCGGCCGGGCCGCCGACCAGGTCGCGCTGATCGGGGGATCTCCGGACGGCGCGGAGCCGACGCAGCAGTTCACCTACGGCTGGGTCCGGGTCATCGAGCCGGGCGCCTGCGCGCGGTGCGCCGTCCTGGCCGGAAAGTTCTACAAGTGGAACGCCGGGTTCGAGCGTCACCCGAACTGTCGCTGCGTCCACGTCCCCGCGACGGTGGCCGCCATCGAGTACGACCCGAACCGCACGGCGCGCATCGCGCTCCTG